CATGCTTCAAACTTGTATCGACGCAATAACTTTAGATTAGCGCCTAAAGTTAAATTCCTATATCATGTTGTAATAGATGTAAATCCAATAGCGTTACAATCACTTGGTAACAATATTAGCAACTTATTAAACAAACGAGAGTTTAATATACTAGCATCAGCTGCTGACTTGCCAACATATACTGTTAATACAGAAACTATGAATCAATACAATAGAAAAAAAGTAGTTCAAACAAGAATAAACTACAATCCTGTTAATATTGAATTTCATGACGATGCAGCAGGCCTAACAACACTGCTATGGGAAGCCTACTATAGATATTATTATGAAGACGGCAACTATGCTGATCAAGGAACTCGTCCACGTGCATATCAAACTGGATTATATGATAGCGAACCTCAAAATACTTATAGACATGGTTTTAACAGAGCAGGCAAAACATATCCATTTTTTAACAGCATAACTATACACCAACTTCATCATCAAAATGCTGATAGTCATTTTACTAGTTTTACACTTGTAAATCCTCTTATAGGAGAATGGCAGCATGATAGAGTAGATCAAACAGATGCTTCAGGCATAATGAAAAACACCATGCGTGTTGATTATGAAACTGTGCTGTATGATAGAGGATATACAGGATTGGATCAGCCAGCAGGGTTTGCAGACAATGCACACTATGATAGATCACCTAGTCCATATATTAGTACAGGATCAACAGATACCAATACAACCGGAGTAGATGAAGGTTGGAAAAAAGTATTCACTGATATATTTTTAGAAGCAATAGGACTAACTGATTTTAATAGTGAACAACAACGCAATCTAAGATCGACATTTTCGACTACTCCAGTTACAACAAATAATAGAGTTCCGTTTAACAACAATACATTTTTTCCAACAAACTCAACTCAAACAGCTATAACTACAGCATTTCTTGATGCAGCGTTAGAACCAACAATATCTGAAAGAGAGTTGAAAAATAGCACCATCAAGCAAAGAGACTTGGCTAGAAATGCACTTCGAAACTATTCGATAGCAAAAGGATCGGCAAACTCGTTTAATAATAATGTACAGTTGTTTGATAACTTGAACACAACTCAGCAATCTCAACTGCAACAAGCGGTAGTTGATAACTACAGAGTAGATCCAACATTACAAGGTGCAGCATTTACCAGCATTCTTGAAAATATTATAGGTGGTTAAATGAGTAGTATAACTGATAAAAGTATTAATAAATCAACAGATAGCGCAACAGAAGTAAAATCATTTTTTGATAGATACTTTTCAAAATCAATATCAATCACAAGCAACGAAGTTGATAGTATGTTGGGATTTTTTAAAAAAAGAAAGTTTGATGAAAGTGCAGCTATTGCAGTAACTACAGTGCTGTTACAACAAGCTAAATCTGAAAATAAAAATATATTTGAATTATTAGATAGTTTAAAAGGATTAGAAGAAGTAAAACTCAGTCAGCTAGTGGCTGCTATTTTAAATAACAACAGAAGTAAAGTAAGTGCTCTTGGCTACACATCTGATTACCAAGTTGTAACATACGAAAATAGAAATGTTATATTATAATGTCACGTTTTGCACAAGGCAAGTATACATTAAAAAACCCTGAAAAATACATAGGCGGTAGAACTCCTACTTATCGAAGTAGTTGGGAGTTTGCTTTTATGCGTATGTGTGATACAAATGAAAATATAACAAAGTGGGCAAGTGAAGCAGTTCGTATTCCTTATAGAAATCCACTAAGTGGAAAATATACTATATATGTTCCAGACTTCTTTTTAGTATACAATGATCGTACTGGCAAACAACATGTTGAACTTATAGAAGTTAAGCCAGCAAATCACACATTTAAAGAGCAACTAGGAAATAGTAAAGTAAACAAGTTGCATTATGTAGTCAATCAAGCCAAGTGGGGTGCTGCTAGAGCTTATTGTAAACAAAAAGGAATGATATTTAGAGTTGTTAACGAAGGAGATATTTTCCATCAGGGCAAACGTAGATAAATAATAGTAGCATATTATAGGTGTTATTATGACAAAAAAACTTGAAGAAATGTTGAATCTTCCAGACAACGAAGATATCAAACAAGAAGCACAAAAGCAAGCTGTTGTACAGCAAGAAGATACTTTTAGAGACATAGCAGAGTTTGACAAGATTGCAAGTGCATTACCAGCAGTTAAAGGTCTTGGACAAAAAGCAGACGACGAACTTGAAGACATTGCAAAGCGGGCACTCGAAGCATACGACGATTTAATGGATCTAGGCATGAACGTAGAATCACGTTATGCAAGTAGAGTATTTGAAGTAGCAGGCGGCATGCTTAAAACTAGTTTAGATGCTAAAGTTGCAAAGATGGACAAAAAACTAAAAATGATTGACCTGCAACTTAAAAAAGAAAAAATGGATAGAGACAATAGCCCAGGCGACGGCGCCATAGTCAACGGCGAAGGTTATGTTGTCTCTGATCGTAATAGTCTTTTAGAGAAGTTAAAAGGCATGAACAATGATAAATAGTAACATAACGTAGGACACAATAATGAAAAACTTTGCTGATTATTTAACTGAAAGTAAAAAGACATATGAATTTAAGATTGGTGTAGCTGGAGAGCTACCTGAAAACTTTGAAGATATGCTTGAAACCAGTTTACAAAAATACGGATGCTCTAATATTGCAGCTGGTAAAAAAACACCGATACAAGAACGTCCACTAGATTTCCCACAGTTAGAAAACTGCGAAGCTACATACTTTGAAATAACTTGTACATATCCAACAACAGTACAAGTACTACAAGAGTATATTGGACAGTGTTGCGGTGTTAAACAAAGTCATATTATTGTACGTAATCCAAATGAGCCACAAGAGTTATATCAAGAAGAAACTTCATCTGATGTATATGTTGCAAAGCTAACAGTTGAAGAACTAGAAGGCGAAAGCGCACAGGAATCAGTTGGTGAAGATAGAGTAATGAACCTACTAAAAGAACTAGAGACAGCTCGTAAAGAACAGTCAGGAGACTAATATGAAAAAAGTAAACGAAGCTAATATGAATATTAGTGTAAATGGCGAGAGTGCTTCGGAAGTTTCAGAACTACTCCGCATCATGCAACTTGCAGGATCAGATGCTAAAGTAGTTGGCGATGACGATATCAATCCAGGACCTAAGCCTTGCCCAATATGCGGTAAGATGCACGGACCAAGCCAGCCAATGGGCGGTTGCGGTTCAAAAGGACCTGAAGAGCCATCTATGTCAGATACTATCAAAATGATTTCAAAAGAAGAAGAAGATTATGATGGTGACTTTGGTGATGTTACTACAGAACCTGATGATGAATATATGAGATCAAATGCAGGCGATGTAAGTGACATGATTCCAAGTGGTGACGATTTGCACAAAGAAAAAGGATCATACCCAGCTACAGCAGGCGGCGATAATCCAATGAATACTAAAGAAAGTATTCATGCAATGCTTACAAAAGCACTTGCTGAAAAAAAATCTAATAAAAAACCAGACAATGACGGCGACGGTGTTCCACCGTGGGCAGACAAAGATGATAACGATCCAGAAGTTGGCGCTGATGACGAAGAAGTAGCAGAGTATGATGTGCCTAGTAACTTTGAAAACAAGCACAAAGATATTAACAATCTTGGACGCAAAATGATGGACATGAGTTCAAATATGTCAGGAACTGATGATACTAGTTTGATGATGGCAAATGCACTTTCAAGACTTGGCGAGGTATTGGCTGAGTTTGGTGGCAGCGGATTTGCTGCTAACAACATGGGAGACGTTGTCAAGAAATCATCTTTAACTCCAGAGATTGTAAAAATGCTGATGAAAAAAGCAAAAGAAGAAGATTAACAAAATATTCCCCTAACTCAATAGCGCCTCCGGGCGCTATTTTTTTGAATAAATATTGTATGGCAGCATCATTAGACGGCGTCTTAATCAAAAAGGCGAATAGAAAAGAAACATTTACCGAAGAACAAGTTGAAGATCTTCTAGCTTGCATGGATCCTGATACAGGCTACTTGCATTTTTCTCGCAAGTTTGCATACATACAACACCCAACCAAAGGCAAACTATTATTTGATCCTTATGAATATCAGTTAGGATTAATGGATAGTTATCACAGTTTTAGATTTAACATAAACATGATGCCTAGACAAACTGGCAAAACCACTTGTGCTGCAATCTATTTGGCATGGTTTGCAATGTTTAATCCAGATCAAACTATTCTTATTGCTGCACACAAATACACAGGTGCGCAAGAGATTATGTCTCGAATAAGATTTGTGTATGAAACTTGTCCGGATCATATTAGAGCAGGTGTTACAAGTTACAACAAAGGCAGTATAGAGTTTGAAAATGGAAGTCGTATTGTAAGTCAAACAACAACAGGCAACACAGGACGTGGTATGTCAATCTCGTTACTATACTGCGACGAGTTTGCATTTGTGCAACCTAACATTGCGGAAGAGTTTTGGACTTCAATATCACCTACACTAGCAACAGGTGGTCGTGCTATCATTACAAGCACACCAAACTCAGACGAAGATACGTTTGCTACTATTTGGAAACAAGCAGAACAAAAGTTTGACGAGTATGGCAACGAACAAGACATAGGCATAAACGGATTTCACTCGTTTATTGCCGAATGGCACGAACATCCTGACAGAGACGAAGAATGGAAAAAAGAAGAAATAGGACGTATTGGAGAAGAAAAGTTTAGACGTGAATACGGCTGCGAGTTTTTAATCTTTGACGAAACTCTTATTAACAGTATAAAACTTGCTGTAATGGAAGGTGCAAATCCTATTATCAATATGGGTCAAGTACGTTGGTATAAAAAACCTAGTCCAAAAAAATCCTATGTAGTAGCTCTTGACCCAAGTATGGGCACAGGAGGAGACTATGCTGCAATACAGATTATCGAACTCCCTGGGTACGAACAAATAGGAGAATGGCAACACAATACAACTGCTATACCAGGACAGGTTAGAGTACTTGCCGATGTATGCAAATATATTGAAAGTGAAACTAAATCTACTAATAATATATATTGGAGTGTAGAAAACAATGGAATCGGTGAAGCATGTTTACTTGTTATTAATGATTTTGGTGAAGAAAATATTCCTGGGTTGTTTATTAGTGAACCAATGAAAAAAGGACACGTAAGAAAGTTTCGCAAAGGGTTTAACACAACTCATAGCAGTAAAACAACAGCATGTGCTAGACTTAAAACAATGATTGAAAATGATAAACTTACTCTAAATAGTAAAGCATTGATTAGTGAACTAAAAGCATTTATTTCTTCCGGCAGCAGTTTTCAAGCTAAACCAGGACACCATGACGATCTAGTTAGTAGCTTATTATTAACATTGCGAATTATGAGTGTAATGAAGGATTGGGATCCGACTGTATATGAAACATTTAATCAAATTGAAGCAGATGAGAACTATGAAATGCCAATGCCGATCTTTGTTAGTAGCAGTTATTGATAAATAGTATACAATGAGAAACTTAGATACAGTAGCAGAACAACTTTTTAATGAGATTAGAGGACGTTATTCCAGCGTTACCATTGGTGATGCAGAAGGAAATATAACAAGTGCTCCTAGTCTTGCAAGATTTTATGAGTTTGATTTTAAAAGCGGCAACACCGATATAGGCAAAGTAAGTGTTTCACTGGATGAAAAATCTGGTGTTACTATAATGTACAACAAGGACTTTACTGAAGAAGTTGGCGCAGAAGAAACCAACGAATGGTATGGCTTTTTAAAACAAATGAGAATGTTTTCAAAAAAACGTTTATTAAATTTTGAAGTTAGAGATATTAACAGAACTAACTTTACAAAAAGAGATTATGCGAGCATGGCAGTAAATCGCGGAGAAACACAAATGGCAGAGTCAAAAATGTATGGCACTCACAAAACTAGCTTTCAAAAGTTTGGAAGTGCCAAACTTTCAATAAAACATACAGGTAATATTATTGAAGGCGAAAGTAGAAATAAAAAGATAGGATCTCTTTTTATTGAAAACGCACAAGGTGAAAGATTTAAATATCCTTTCAAACATCTTAGTGGTGCAAGAGCAATGGCTATCCATGTCAGCGAAGGTGGCCACCCATATGACGACTTTGGCAAACACATTACTGGTCTAAGTGAAGAACTTTCAAATCTCCGCAAGTTTAAAACTTACATGGGTCGTAGTAGTGTAATGGCTGAAAGTTTAGCAGAACACATGGGCACTATTAACGAACGCATTGTAGCTGTCAAAAAAACAATACAAACATTGCAAAAGCCATCAAACTATCAAACTGCATTTGAAGAATATGTTCCGATGGAAGAATCTGAAGTTCCTGCTGATGTTGCTAGTAACTGGATTGATCAACTTACTATCAAACAGTTTAATGAAGATTTAAAAGATGTATTTCCTTACATTTATAAACTAGTAGGCGAAGCAACTGCATCAGAAGACCTGACGTTTGATGATATTATGGCAGAAGCAGATGTGTATCCGCCACGTGGCGATATGGAAATGGATCCATCAAACATGCGTCCACAAGCAAAACCAACAGCTCCAAAAACTAGTATACGTCCACAAGCAAGACCGGCAGCACCTGCAACATCTCCACGCCCACAAGCAAGACCGCAAGTTTACGATACACCAGCACAAGCAATTCAAGCTGCTGAAGAAGAAATGGCAGCACAACCAGGACAGGTTAAAACACAGTTTGAAAAAGGTGAAGACTATACAATACAACCTGTGCAAGGTGGCTTTATTTACAAGTTAGCACCAACAGTAAATATTGGTGCAAGTCCAAGCGGCGGCACACGTGGTATTGGCGGTGCAGCATACGAATCGCAAATTGATGCAGCATTTGACAAACTTCTAGGACAGTTTTCAGATAACTTTACTGCGCAAGTTGAAGCTAAAGACGGGCAAATCGATCGCAACGGCGACGGCAAAAACGATTGGGAAGATGTAAAACTTGCTCGTATGGCCGCTGCGGCAGCAGCACAAGACGACAATGACGAAGAAACAAAGGAATCAAAAACTCCACTAGGCGAGTTTATCCTAAGCTACTACGATAGGCAACAAGGCGTATTTCCAAAAGGCGAAACGGCTGTATTAACTATGATTGAAAAATCATATGGTGATCAGTATATCAAACCAGCAAGTCAGTTCATAGAACGTCTAGGTCAAGTATTTGAAAAATACCAACAGAAAAAACTAGGCGAAGTAGAGGTAGAAGAAAACTTTTTAAGTCGTATGATCGGAGCCAACAGTGCAAGACCTCAAGACTTTGTCGATAAAGCAATGCAAATTTCTCAAAGATATGAAAACCTTGCATTCAAAAATAAAATAGCAAGTGATCCAAATCGTCCATTCAATGGAAAACAAGGCGGCGCATTCTTGATAGAACTCTATATGGAGTTAATCAATATGAGCAGAGAAATTCAAAAATTGGGCGGTGGCAACAAAACAATGAAAAACGCTCAACAGCAAATGAGCTTAATTAGGCAAGCAATGACAGGTCCAGTTAATAATCCCGAAGCAGCAAGACTAATGAAAGCCGCTAGAGTTGAACCTCAATTCATTGTTGACTTTGTAAAGCAAGATATACAATCTATTGGCGAATCACAAGAACTAGATAGAATCACATCGTTAGCTGGTTTAAAATAATCAGCTAACTTCTAATAAAACTTGTCATTTTATACTTGACAAGTCATAACTAAACGTGTAGTATATAAGAGTGCTACACACAAACAGGCACAAGAGCAACATTGGTTGTTCTAACATAGGCATAACATATAGGAGAAAAGGCACTATGGCATCATTAGCAGAAATTCGAGCAAAGCTCAAAGAACAAGAAGCCGGCGCAGGCGGCAACCGTACATCAGGCGGTGACAATGCGATTTACCCATTTTGGAACATGAAAGAAGGCGAACAGGCAACTATTCGTTTCTTGCCAGATGGCAATCAAGACAATACTTTCTTTTGGAAAGAACGTTTGATGATCAAACTTCCTTTTGCAGGAGTTAAAGGCGAAACAGATTCACGCCCTGTACAAGTACAAGTTCCGTGTATGGAAATGTACGGAGAGTCATGTCCAATCCTACAAGAAGTACGTGGTTGGTTTAAAGACGAAAGTCTTGCAGACATGGGTCGTAAGTACTGGAAAAAGCGTAGCTATATTTTCCAAGGTTTTGTAACTGACGATCCACTTAACGACGAGTCTCCAGAAAATCCAATCCGACGCTTTATTATCGGTCCACAAATCTTCCAACTTATTAAAGCAGCACTAATGGATCCAGATATGGAAGAACTGCCAACAGATTATACTGCTGGCGTTGACTTCCGTCTATCAAAAGGTTCCAAAGGTGGTTATGCCGATTATGGTGCAAGTAACTGGGCACGTCGAGATCGT